CAAGATGACCTTCATCCCGCAAGGGCAAATGGAGTTCATTGGGATGGTACAACCTTCCTATGCTCAACGCTTCCCAAGAGGCAGCGACATAGTTCCATCAAGGCTCTACGACATGGTTTACCCACACACGAAAGAACCCTCTGTCCTGACTCCTTCCGATCCGCGAATCGATAGAACTTTGGCCCCAGCCGGATATACTAGCCCCATGCAACAAGGGGGCATCAAGTATTCCGTCCCTACTCTCCCCTTCCGGGCAGACGATGCCGAGGCAGCGTGCAAACAGGCTTACAATAAGCTTGCTAGCTACGGACTGTCAGGCATGAAAATGCGGCTCCTCGACGACCATGAAATCCTAAATGGAATTCCAAGCGCCAAGTACACCGGCATGGACATGAGCACATCCCCTGGGATGCCATACAAACAACTACGACCCCCCTCATCCAAAGGTAAACACGTCTTCTTTAAGAACATGGACCTTGAGTATGAAGAAGAAGGACACGGGTACGAATTTGATTACGATCAAGACGTACACGGCGTGTGCCCTGCCAAATTGCTGCAAGCAGATATTCTGGCATGGGAGACCGCCGCCCGAGAAAACAAGGACGTTCCTTTCCAATTCAACTACGAGAACCTGAAACAAGAGACGAGGCCCATCAAGAACATCAAGGCTGGCAAGACCCGCCTGTTTAGCTGCGCTCCCCTTACGATCAACATGCTCTTCCGAAAGTACTTCGGTGCTTTCATTGCTCTGATGAACCAGAACTGTACGGAGTTACCCTCCTCAGTTGGAATTAACCCACTCGGGTTCGACTGGACCAAACTGGCCCAGCGTCTCCTCAAGAACGGAGATTTCCACATTGCTGGCGATTACAGAGAATGGGATGGCAAGCTCCTCGGAGCCATCATGGGAATGGTAGTAGAACTCATCATCAACCCTCTTTATACCAGAGCCGGAGGCTCAGAAGAAGACAACCGAGTCCGAGTTAGACTCATCGAATACGCGATCCACACATTCACGCTCATTGGAAACACTCTCACCCAGAAACACCAGGGGAACCCATCGGGGATCCCTATCACCAGCGATTTAAACTCGCTGTGTAACTGGATCTACATGATCGTCGCCTTCATGGTCCTCAAAAGGGAGCATGGAGTGTGCGACAACTGCAAGGAGGTTAAAGAAACCGACTTCGACTCTCAGGTCGAGGCAGCCTTCTACGGTGATGATCACGACTTGAGTGTCCGATCGGAGTCACGATGCTTTTTCACTTTCAACAAAATCCAACAGTTCTTTGCCAATCACGGAGTAACATACACCGATGCCCTCAAACGAGGTGGCGACTGTCCTGATTTCCAGCCCCTTTCCGAGGTTTCGTACCTCAAGAGGTCCTTCGTCAAAGAAGGGATCTACTACAAGGCGCCGCTGGAGATGGATTCCAT